AGCCTCTTTCCAGCAAAGCCACGGTCGTGCCCACTGCTGCTTGCTGATTCCCATCCCCTACTTGCATGTCCGCTATCGAAGCAAAGCGTTGACCTGCTTGAACCACGACCCCCATAAGAGCTAATAAAGTTTGTGAAGGTTCTTTGTATGGTAAAGTCATAAATGCATCTCTTAAATTTCCTCCAGGTGCATCTACGTCTCTAAATTCTCCTGGTTGAATAGATTGAGCATCGTCTCTAATTCTAATTCCTCGTTGTTTAAATCCTGCTGGTAAATTAGATAATGTTCCGGCATCTAATAATTGTCTTAAAGCTTGTGTAGCAGTACGTGATAATCCACCAATCATTTGAATTAAACCATTACCATAGAAACCAAACCCTGGTAAAAATTTAAAATGAACAAAGTAGTTAATTTTTCTTTTTAATAAATCTTCTTGTTTATAATTACGTCTAATAGATAAAACTTCTCTTGATCCTTCTTCAATTGTTATAATATATGGTAATTTAATTCCTGTGGGCTCACCAGTCTGAGGATTGATATCTTCAAATCCTTCCAGATCTAAATTAACATGACATTCTAATAGTGTAAAAACATCTTCGGTTTGACCACTCATGGTCACACCTTCTAATTGTCTTTCTTTAGATTTAATATTATCATCTTGTGTTAGTTCATCGGATGCTACTAATTCTATGTCTCTGTAAAAACCTGAAACTTGTTGTTTTCTTAATTCGTTTTCTGAAATTTTAATTACATGAACAACTGCTTCTGCATCATCAATGCTATTTGCAGTGTAAGGAACAATTATATCTTGAGCTTGAATAAATTTAGAAACAGCTCTTCCTAATGTTTCATCATAATAAACTTTTTTAAAAGTGGAACCTGATAATGGTAAATAAAATAACATTTGATCAAATTCTGGTTCATATTCTTTCATAACATCCATAACTTGATAGTTCATAAATTCGGCAACTCTATCTGCTTGATCTTGAATCTCTGGTGTATCTAATCCAACAACTTGAGTTCTAACTGGTCCTTCTGCTGGTAATAATTCTTTATAAGCTAAAGCTTGAAACTGAGTTACTGCTTCTGCTAAAACCGGATGTGTTGCACTTGATGCACCTTGAAATGGTTCTGTTCTTGATTCGTATTTAAATCCTAATAAATCTAATCCTTGAGTATAAGCTTTTTCCCAATCAGCTCTTGAATCTTTATAAGATTGAATATCTTGGTAGAGTTCTGAACCAAGTGTATTAAGAACTTGTTCATCTATTACTTCAGCTAAATTAGAATCAAATTGTGTTGCACCTAATGCAGCTTTTTTTGGATCAAAATCTATATCAACACTACCATCTTCGTTTTCTGTAACTTCAGTTGGTCCCGCAGGAGTTTCTTCAACAGATTGTGCAATCTGTTCTACTTCTAATTCTCCAGGTGTTAATTGATCAGCTACGTTTGGTAGCGATTTGTCTATTTCTGCCATTTGTAATTTTCTCCGATTTCACTGTTCTAACAGTATTATAACTAATATTCAAGCCCTGTGGGTTTGGTCCTCTTAATGGTGGTATGGTTCTTGTTAATCTTTTAGTCATCTATTAATCCTTCATCCTTTAATCTATCTATTTCCGTTAGTGCTCTTCCCTCAGCATCATCAAATTCTTTTGCTCCTTTTGTATATCTAGGGGTTTTTGCTTTTGTTGCATATTGCTCAACTTTATCTGAACCACCTAAAACTTCGTCTATATCTTTAACATATACTTGTTCAAAATCAGGAGCGCTATCATATCCAGAGCCTGGTTCTGGTCTAGCATCTGCTACAGAAAATTGTCCTTCTTTAGTTTTTTTACCTGGAGATACATATTGCATTTCTACTGACTGCCCATAATTATTTTTAAAATAAACATTCATTTCTTGTCCATCATATTCTACTGCTTTTAAATCAGGTAAATTTTTATCGGTATATTCATATCCAATAATTTCATCTTTGTTTTTAACTTGATAATATTGTGGTATACCTTTTTGTTTAAGTTCATTTACATAATTTTCTGTAAAACCTGTATATCGGTCATAAACTTTAGAAGTATTTTTTTCTCCATCTCCAATAAATAATTTTAAATATTGTTCTTTTGTAAGTGGAACTTCTTCTGTTGCATAAATAGGCTTCATGTTTCCTTCTTTTCTAAGTCTGCTTACAAGAGTTGGAAACCATTCTGGAAAGTTAGTTTCAGTTACACCAAATGGTCTTACAATATTTACAAAAGGAGCTTTTTTAGGAACAACTTTAGTTTTTTTTGCTGCTTGAAATAAATCTGGAATAAATTTTGATGCAATTCCAACTGCTCCTACAATACCTGCACCTTTTATAAATTTTCTTTTTGATGGATCAGAAGGTCCGCCTTCTGCAAGATCTATTTGATATCTTTTTCTTAAATATTCTTCAACAGGCATGGGTGAATAAGATTTAGGAGGTGCTACATCTTTTGGTTCAAAGACAGGCATGGTTTGTAATATATAATCTTCTAGTGTATCAAAATTTGGTTTCTTTGCCTCTATGTTTCCTGCTAGTTCTTCTTCAGAATAAGATTTATATTTACTTAATGGATCTTCTGGTCCTAATTTACCTTTTTGTTTTGGTCCTCTTTCTATTACTTTACCATTAGCTATTTGAGATGCATATTTTCCATATATTGAAGTTGTTGGTTTTTCAGTTAAAGTTGGAATTTGTATTTCATCAGATCCTTCTGCAAAACCAATTCTTCCACCTTTTGCAGCGCTTGCTCTAGATTCTGCTTCTTGCATTCTTTGAAAATCTTGTTCTGTTGGTGTGTAAGTAGATTCTTTTATACGTTTTTCTTTTTCTTCTGGAGACAATGCTTGAAATGTTTTGTACTGATCGTAAAAATCTTTTCCAACGCCTGCCGCAGATAAACCAAGACCAACTGGAGTTGCAAATCTTCCAATTTTTCCAAGTTGTAATATTTTATTAGCTATTGGACTTGTAACCACATCTTTTGCAAGTTCAGGAAGTAAAAAATATAATCCTTTTTCACCTTGACCAACAAATGCATCTAGTGCTTTTTTTGCTGTAAGGTTTCCTTTATCCGCTGCTTGTTTAAGTTCCCTTCCTACATCTGTTCCATAAAAAATAGAACTTGCTAATGGAGTTCCTATAACCTGTAACCCAGTTAAAGCACCTTTTGCAATTTGTGGTGCATATTTTCCATATATTTTTTTTACGTCTTCTACAACTGCTTCGCCTGTTTCCATCATTCCGGATAAACCAAAAGCAGCTTGATTATTCATACGAGCAGCTAGGGAGGGTTTTTCTTTAATAGCTAATGTTTCTAATGGAGTTTTTACTTTTTCAAATCCACTTGCTGCTTCTTGTAATAATCTTCTATCTGCAAATTTTGTAAGTCTTTCAATGTTTTGTTCTGGAGTAAATTTTTTTCTTCCCAACGTTTCTAGTTCTTGTTCTGTAATATCTTTTATATTAGCACCAGTGTTTGCTTTATAAGTAGATACCGCAAGATCAGTTAATGGATTTTCTTTTACACTTTTTAAATGATCTATATTTAATGGTTGTTTATTTCCTGTAGCTTGTTGTAATGCTTTTAATAAAGTTGTTTCTTCTTTTGTAACAGGATTAATATATGACATATCTTTAACATCTTTTATTTCCTCAAATACTTTTTTATATTCATTAAATCTTGGATCTCCTTTATTAATAAGTTCTTTAATTTTTTTAACAGTTAAAACATCATTATTTTTAACATCTAAAATCTTAATTTTATCATAAAATTTTGTATTACTTTTTGGTAAAACTTTAAACAATTCTCCGCCTTGATTATCGTGTCTTACTAAATCTCTTACAATAAATTCCTCTATCCTTCTTGGAGAAGGTCTCCTTAAACCTGCAGTTGTTAATTCTAATTTAGATTCTATATTTTTTAAAGTTGCATCCTTAAGTTTTTCATTTCCTTTTGCAATTCTTTGCTGAACTTTATCTACATTAGATGCTAAATTATAATTTTTATATTGTTTATTTTCATTTAAATATTTACTTAATTGTCTTTCACTAACAGGGGGAAGTTCTTTATTTAAATTATTTCTTGATAAATCCATAAGAGGTCTTTCACCTTTAACAACATCATCAATAATATCATAAAGTTTATCTTTTACTTCTAAACTAACTCTACCCACTCCTTCTCTTTGTAGTTTAGTTATTTTATTGTAATCTTTTCCTAGTGCTTCTCTATAAAGATATTCTCTTCTTTTACCTTCAGCAAACTTTTCATTTAACTCTGGCAAAGTTACTACTTCTCCTTTAGATAATTTTTTATCTACATATTTTTTTATATCTTTAAGTATTTTTTGTTTTGAAGGATCTCCTCCTTCAGCAAAAGTCTCTCGCTGCTCGCCACTAGCGACTGGTGGCAGGGACGGGGGTTCTTGCCTAGTTAAATAAGCCATCATTTGATTGTATTCGTGAATTTTCATTTATTCTCCAACCAAATAATTTAATCCACCTTTAGCGTTAGGTTTTCTATCTTTAATATCAAAATCTTCTAACATATTTTTATTGTTAATATCGTCGACTATTTTTTGAATTTTTTTAAATCCTTCAGGATCGTTTTCTTTTATAAAATTTGTAAATGATTCTGCAACTTTAGGGTCTGACATATCTATACTACTTGAACCAATTGGTTGATATACTTTTTCTAATTCATCTAACTCCTTTAATTCATTGGGACTAATTAATCTTCTATCTTTTAACATTTCAGCTTCTTCTAATTTTTTTTGTAAAAATTTCATTCTATCTTGAGTTTTTTCTCCTGCTACAGGATCTAATTTACCTCTTTTATATTGCATGAACATATAATCTTCAAAATCTTTTTGTTTTTTTACTAAAGCATTTAATTGCTCAAATGTTTCATTTCCTTGAACCACAAAATTTTCACTATCATCTAATATTTCTGCATACTCCTCATATTCTTCTTTTGTTGGTCTTCTAGTTATTTTATCTGCTGTTGTAACTGGTTCTTTTGGAGTTGTAACTTGCCCTGTTCTAGGATCCAGTTTTTCCATAGATTTTTTACCTTTTAATTTTTTATTTGTTTCAGCAATTAAATCTAAAATTTTTTTACTACCTCCTATTACAAAACCTATTCTTCCACCATCAGCATAACCTTCAGATGGTACCATACCTGTTAAATAATCAAGACCCATAGCTGGTGTTCCTTGAGCATAACCAATTCTTCCACCATTAGCTTTACCTTCTGGCTCTGTAGGTTTTTTTCTAAATGGAATAATTTCTGCTTGTGGTGTTTCTTCTACTTTAGAAGATATTCCTTTATCCTCTAATGCTTTTGCAATATCTTCATTTCTTTTTCGTAACTGTTGAAATTCTTCATAACCTATTGCAGTACCACCTTTTTCATCAGATAATCTTAACCTATCTTGATTTGCATTATACTCATCTATTAAATCATCTATACTTGTTCTCTTAGTTGTTTCTGCTTTAAAATCAGATACTTTAGCTGGTTTATTAATTCCAAATTCTTGTTCTGCTTTTCTACCTTCTTCTATTGATACAGATCCTGGTAATCTATTTTCATCAGGTTCAAATTTAAATTTAGATCGAGCAAATTTTTCTGCTTCCATTTCTGTTTTTAAATTTCTAAGATTTGGAATTAAACTATCTAATTGTTCTAAAGCTCCTTCACCATAAATCCTTCTAAAAGGATCTAATGGTTCTCCCATATTGATTGCTTCTGAAACAGTTATGTTTTTAATTTTTCCTGCTTTAATATCATTAATTAAAATTTCTCTTGCTGTTGATCTAACTAAACCTTCATCATTTAATCTTGACATTCCCTTTTGACCGGACGCAAAATCTTGTAGAATCTCTTCTGCTGACATTCCTTTTTCTTTTGCTAAAGATTTTAATTTATTAATTCGAGATTGAATATCTCCAACTAATGTTCCTGGAGGACTTGTTTGACCAACTTCTTCAACTAATGATGCTAAACCTT